AAAGTATAAAATGCGAAAGAAAATGAGTAATATTATGAAAAAAAGGGTTATATGAGCCTAAATGAGGTCAGTTTAAGATATGCACAGGGGGAGGTGTTCAATAGTAAGAAAAGATTTAGGGTGCTGGTTGCTGGAAGAAGGTTTGGAAAGAGTTATTTAAGCTGTATTGAGTTGTTAAGAGGAGCTATTGAAAGACCTGGTGAAGTTTATTTCTATTGTGCTCCTACTTATCGTATGGCAAAGGATATTGCATGGAAGGAATTGAAGAGATTAGTGCCTAAAACATGGGTACAATCTAAAAATGAGACAGATTTGAGATTAGATTTAATAAATGGATCAAGTATTGAGTTAAAAGGTACTGAAAATGCTATGGCATTGAGGGGTAGAAGTTTGGCAGGGGTTGTATTAGATGAAGCTGCATTTATGGATCGAGATGTGTGGGCTGAAGTGATAAGACCTGCTTTGGCTGATAAACAAGGTTGGGCATTGTTTATTAGTACACCTGACGGTACTGCCAGTTGGTTTTATGATATGTGGTGTTTTTGTGGTGAACAGGAGTGGGATGATTGGCAAAGATGGAGTTTTACTACGGTAGAGGGGGGTAATGTTGCAAAAGAAGAAGTCGAAGCAGCTAGGGGTCAGTTAGATGCGAGAACATTTAGACAGGAATTTGAAGCTAGTTTTGAAAATCTTACTGGTTTGGTTGCTGTTAGTTTCAGTGATGACAATATTGACAAGGAAGTACAGGATTTACACATGATGCCCTTGTTATTGGGTTTAGATTTTAACGTTGACCCTATGGCAGGGATCTGTGCATATAAGCATGATAATTGTCTTTATGTGTTTGATGAGATCATGCTGACAGGAGGTGCTACAACATGGGATTTTGCAGAAGAGGTTACAAGAAGATATGGAGTGGATAGAAGAATTATTGCCTGTCCTGACCCTACTGGTAGTGCAAGAAAGACCAGCGGGGTGGGAGTTACAGATCATACGATTTTAAGAAGGTCTGGTTTTACTGTTATGAGTCCTAAATCACCTTGGAAAATACGAGATAAGATAACTGCTGTTAATACTGCCTTACTTGATGCAAATGGAGATCAGAGAACTTTTATACATCCTCGTTGTAAAGAATTGATAAAAGCACTAAGAACTCTTACATATGCACCAAATACAGGACTTCCTAATAAAAACTTGGGTGTAGATCATGCTTTTGATGCTTTTGGTTATCTTTGTCTACAGCAATTTAACCTTGCAAAACCAGAGACACTAGGTCAAACTTCGTTTAGAATATATTAAGATACCTAATTCTTATCATGTACCATTCTACGACTAAGAAAAAAAAGAAGAAAAAAAAGGGAGGTAAGAAAAGATGTAGTTGTGGCGGTAAATAATGGGCAAATTATGTGCCAGAGGTAAAGCAGCAGCAAAACGTAAGTTTAAGGTATATCCTTCTGCTTACGCTAATGCTTATGCGGTAAAAGTATGCAAAGGAGATGTAAAAGGACCAGATGGCAAAAAAAGAACTGCTTCTGGTTATAGTAAGAGCAAAAAAAAGACTACGAGGAAAAAACGTGGCAAGACATAGTGGTCTTAAACGCTGGTTTAAGGAAAATTGGGTTGATGTAAAAACTGGTAAGCCTTGTGGTCGTCAAAAAGGCGAAAAAAGGGGCTATCCAGCCTGTAGACCAAGTAAACGTGTATCAAGTAAGACACCTAAGACTACTGGAGAGATGTCATCAGCCGAAAAAGCAAGATTTAAACGAGCAAAAACAGGAAGTAAAAAAATAACATATCAACATAGACGAAAAAAGAAGAAAAAATAAGTGTAAATTAACCGTTTTAACGGTAATATGGTTTTATATAGATAAAATCAATGCCAAAGGGTTCTTATTCTGGTAAACAACGCAAATTAGCTGCTGTTGCACCTCCTAGAGATAAAATCACTTCTGCTGATTTAAAAAAATTGCGTTCTAAGAAGAAGAGGAAGAAAAAATGAAAACATTAACCCAAAGACAGCAAGATGCTTTAGCTCGACATAAGAAAAAAGGTACTCATACTAGAAAACACATGGAAGAAATGAAAAAGTTGATGTTAAAAGGTAAAACTTTTACTGAAGCTCATAATCTGACAATGAAAAAGGTAGGTAAATAATGAGCAAACGTAAAGGAGTTAGTTTATCTGTAGGTAGAGGTGAAAAGTCCAAAAAAGGTGGGCTAACTGCTAAAGGTCGTGCAAAATACAATCGTGCTACTGGTAGTAATTTAAAAGCACCAGTAACAGAAAAGAATCCTACAGGTAAAAGAGCAGCAAGAAGAAAAAGTTTTTGTGCAAGAATGAAGGGAGTTAAAGGTCCAATGAAAGATAGTAAAGGTAGACCAACAAGAAAAGCGTTAGCATTAAAAAGATGGAGGTGCTAATTAATGACTTATTCAATTCCTGGAGACTATAGAACAAAGGTACAAACCTCTACAACTATTGGTGACATAGATAGTCCTTTTATTAGAACTAGAGCAGTTCTGGATATGATGAAAGGTTGGGAAATAATGAAAGCTGTTACTGAAGGAACAGAATATCTTAGAGAAAACAGTGAAGCATTTTTACCGTTAGAGCCAAGAGAAGATTACACAGCATATATGGCAAGAGTAAATCGTGCTGTATTTTCTCCTTTTACTCAAAGATTGATAAGAGCAGCTACGGGTCTTGTATTAAGAAAACCAATAAGTCTTATAGGTGATCCTTATTGGACAGATACATTTAAAATGGATGTTGATGGTTGTGGTTCGGATTTAGATGAATATGCAAGAAGAATATTAATGTGTTCTCTTACTTATGGTCAAAGTCATATTCTTGTTGATTACCCAGCACCTTCTGGTGCATTAAGTTTGGCTGAAGAAAGAGCACAAAATCGTAGACCATATTGGATTGAAATAGATCCAACAAATCTTTTGGGTTGGAGGTTAGATAGAGAGTCTAATTATGGAAATCTTATACAGGCAAGAATTGCAGAAAAAGCTGTATTACCTGATGGAGATTTTGGAGAAAAAGTTTACGACCAGGTAAGAGTTATAGAACCTGGTAATTATAGAGTGTTTCGTAAAAAAGACGAAATTGATGCAATGTATGACGTTGATGATAATTCTTATATGGGTGAATTTGGTACTAGCACTACAGATCAGGAATACAAATTAGTAGAATCAGGTAATTTTTCTCTTGGCGAAATACCTTTAGTTACTATTTATTCTGGTAAAACAGAAAATTTAGTAAGTAAGCCACCTTTACTTGATATTGCGTATCTTAATCTTGCCCATTTTCAAAGACAGGCTGATTTGATTCATAGTTTACACGTTGCATCTCAACCAATGCTTGTAATGGAAGGATATGATGATCAGACCAAAGATTTAGCTATTTCTGTTAATTATGCAATGGCAACACAACCTGGTAATAAAATTTATTATGTAGAACCTGCAAGTAGTGCATTTGATGCTCAATCTGCTGAAATTAAGGAATTACAGATGCAAATGGCTACTTTAGGTATCAGTACGCTATCACAACAAAAATTTGTTGCAGAATCTGCTGATGCAAGAAGATTAGATCGTGTAGACACAAATTCCATGCTTTCTATGGTTTCTATGGAATTAGAACAAAAACTTCAAAAATGCTTTAATCTTTCCGCACAATATGTAGGAATTGAACCGCCTGAAGTAAAGATTAGTAGAGATTTTGATATTGAAAGATTAATTGGACAGGATATTACAGCATTAACATCATTATTCGATCAACAGGTTATAGATAGAGAAGAATTTAGACAAATTCTTGTACAGGGAGAAGTTTTACCTGCTGCTAATGAAGGAAAAGAACTCACAACTGAAGTTCAAGAAGAACCAAAACGTGAAGGAGCAACATCAGAACAGGTTGATAAATTAATTAATGCTTTGAT